TGGTCGTGTCGAACGCTCCGACACGTTTCAAGTGTTTGGATTCCAGGGTCTTGCTGACGATCGTCTCCGTGCCAAAATCGACCGGTTCCGAGGTGCCGTCCGCCATTTTGAAGGTGGCATGTTTCGAGCCGGTCTCAAAGCCGGTGCCGGTAAAGTCGAGGATGACCTTGACAGTTAAGTTGTCCGCCTGGACGGCGGGGATCGTCGAATCGCTGGTCAGCTTCTTGGTCAAGACGGTATACGTGTAGGTAATCATTGAGGTGAACTCCTTTCATAACTTCTGAAGGCTAAATAGTGACGTAAGAACAAGACATCCATTTCGTTTATGATTCCGTCCATATTCGCGTCGACTTCGCCCTTGCCTAAGCGGAACATGACGATATCCGAACAAGATAACCGTCCATCACGATTCAGATCCGTGTTGACTTGCGGAGTGAAACAGTAAATGAAAAGGAGAAACGATAGAATTGTTCTCATGTCATTTCTCCTTTATTTCCATTTGCCGACGACGTGATAACGGACCTTGTACGATGCCGATGTCGCCGATGTCATACGATCCAACAAATAGGTAAGCGTTTTGATAGTCGCGGCACCTAACCGAACCGTAGCCGTACCACCCGTTCCAGGCGAGGCGGTCGCATGGGCATAATCGACATCAATAAATGCTTCGTCAGTCGGATAGGTGATGGTCAGATTTGAACCGTTGTAATATCCGGAACCATTGGCCGTAGAAATCGCCGTCGTTACGGTGACTTCTCCGAACAGTTCGAGCGTGCCGTTGAAATACTTTAAGAAGCGGTAGTCCGTGCCCGCTACTTCTTCAGGGATGGACTCACGCATGGTGATGGTTTCCTGGACCAGCTTCTTTTCAAGCGTCGTGAGTTGGCCTTGGATATTGCTGAAGACGCTCTTGACATCTCTTCGGAAGTTCCCAAACTCTACCTTTTTGATGCGCTGCGTGAGCACATCAAAGGTGTATCCAAGCACATTGGTGAGGATGGTGAACTGGCGAGCGACCACTTTGATAACGTCGCCTAGCGCGATGTCCTGAATGTTATCGGACGAAACCGTATAGTTGATCTTTGGTACCTTGAACTTCTCAAGATACGCGTTTCCCAGTGCTTCCAATTCAGTCACGTCGTCCGTTTGGAATACTTGTTGACGGGCATAGGGTCGCGAATAGGTGACGTCCGCATAAAGCGTATACGGACCATTGGAGATATGCGGTGTACCATTGAGGGTAAGGTTATTATTTCCGAGAGGGATGAGTTCAGTGCAGACCTCGCTCCAATCTTCGACCATCTTTGACCCTTCAAGGTTCTTCCCATAACGGATCTCGACGTCCCGGTCGGCTCCGATGGCTTTGAGGATCTGCACGTTCCACCAATCGAATACAAGATGTCCGCCCAGCTGTTGGACGATCTCCGAGAGATTGCCGAGGATGGACTGCTCTTTGTAGGTCACATACCCGCCGGCGAGTCCATCCGCGCTATAAGTGAATGGCGGTTGAGGTTGGGCTGAATCCATAGTGAATCGAATGTGAGAAGAAGTGTTGCCGATCCAGCGAACGCCGAACAGAAACAGGTTGACGTAGTTCTCAAGGTCGTACCCGACATGACGGGCTTTGAAATACATCTTCTTACCGTCGTTCTCGATGTTCCCGACGCGAAACGGTTGATTTCCTTGCTTCGTCGGGACGATCAGCAGATAGTCTTTTTCAAGATAATCGACATACCCGGCCGAACACTCGACCTCGACGTACCAGTCTTCATTGTCCTGTTTCACCTCGATGCACTTCGACGGATGGAGGACCTTGTCCCCAACGACCGTGAAGTCGTTGAGATTGAAGGAGTAAGTGTCTTCAAAATAAGTAATACTATTGTCTGCTAGTACCGCGTCGATGTAGACACTGGAGGGCTCCAACCCCGCTCCGTAGTCGACGGTCAAGTCGATGATCTCATACGCATAGACTTCCAGCACCTTACCGTTGGCAATTGCCGCAGTGGCATAGCGTTCGTAAAAATACACGTTATCGGTCGTTGCGGTCGCTGTGATGACGGCCGAAACATCGTAGACCGTATCGATCGTCGGTGTCGCAACCATCACCGTGTTGACTCCGCCGTATTGCATCTCAATGGACGCACATACGGAGTTGGTGACTTTGGCTTTCATCCGGATGTAATACTTATGACCAACGATCGGATCCGCGAGCAAATACTGATATCCCGGATCGATTGACAGATACGGTGCAACATACGTTCCGTTGCCTGTAATCCGCGATCCGCCATCATCAATGTTGGTATAGACGCCATATGTGGCAACATCCGGCCAAGCGTCTCCGATGTTTGTCAGACTCTTTCGTAGATCTTCGAAGATGCGAATCATAGGAAACGCGACCTTTTCGTGACCTCGACGGACGTGATCGAACCACTAATGAACTCAAGCGTATTATTGCCCGGCGAGAGATACGGAAACTTATTGTTCGGCAACGTGAGTCGGCGGTTACGAAGTTCGACCGGGCCAACGACATAAGCGTCCTGGATGACCATTGATTTTTCATAATCAAAGGATCCACAGTCGATATACACTTCAGTATCCCCCGGAAGAAAGACATAGTTGAACCCGATCCCGTTGAGCGACAACTCGACTGGACCCATGCCTGTGATTTTTAATAAGGGGTAGGCGATTGCCGTTCCACTGTTTACGACGGTCGCGGGCGAAGATGCAATTGTTTGAACGGCTTCTGTTTTGACGTAGCGATACGGGTCATAAATGTAGAATGAGATTATTGTCGTCTTCCAGAGCGCGATGGCTTCGTACTTAATTTCATCCTCGACCGATGCATACCAGAAATTCCCCGGATCATCCGATGCTTCAAGAATGACATTGCCGTCAAGCAGTACGTAAAGCTCGTTAAAATGCTCTGATTCCGTAGGAGTAATTTTATACTCAAGGGTATACCCGTCATATCCTAAAAATTCTGACATTGATCCATCCGCTTTATCAACGTAGGATCGTTGTACGCGACGTCTTGGCTTTGTAAACTGAGTTTGTGTTTCAACGATTACCCCTAACGAAGAAAGGGATGTTCCATTGATTGTTAAGTCCATGACTTCACCCCTTTCAATAGGAATTTCTTAAAATATAGTCTGAAGAAACCTTTTCGATTTCCGTTTGTGATACTCTGGCTACGATGTTTGCGCGCTCAAGTTCTTTGCGGATTGCGACCGCCAACTCTTTTGAATCGAAGCCCGGCATAATGTCGCCTTTGCTATTTGCGTAGGGATTCTCTTTGGCCGGAACGATCATTTCGCCTTTATGCGCTTTGATGATCATATCTTCCGGCAAGAACTTCGTCCCGACGTCGAAACGTGGGATGATCGGGATGTTTAATCCAAACGTCTTGCCACCGATCAGTGGGACCCAATCCGGGATGTCAAACTTCAATTTGTTAGCCCCTTTGATTAAGTTGTTAAGAACATCGATGACACTATTCGCCATCTTTTTAAAACCACCGGCAATCCCATCAACGATCCCGCCGACGAAATCACCAATACTCTTGAAAATGCTGGTTGCTTTTTCTTTGATAACGTCCCAGTTCTTCCAAAGAAGCACACCGACGGCAATCAATGCGCCGATGGCCAAGATGATAAGTGTAATCGGGGATGTCAAGAATGCCATTGCCGTGCCCCATGCTGCGGTTGCTGTAGCCGCCGCTGACGCTGTGATTGTTGACCATGCAGCCGCGATATTGAACGCGATGATTGCGATAGTCATGGTCCCAATCGCTATGCCGACGATGGTCAGCATCGTTTCGTTTTCTTTCATCCACTGTGGGATTTTTCCGATATCGTCGATTAGTTGTGTCAATGCTGGGGCGAGTTTTGCGAACGCTTCCCCAACGATGGCCATAACGCTTTGCTTCGCTCCATCCATCGCATCACCAAAAGAATCCAATCCGGCAACCGCATCAGCGGACATGATGGCATTGTTGTCTTTTGCTTTTTGCGTCAGACTCGCGATTTCGTCCCCTCCGGCCTTGATGAGCGGATTGAGTTCCATCGCCGACTTTCCGAAGATCTGCATTGACGTCGCATCTCGTTCGGTTTCGTTCGACATCTGACCAAGAGCGGTAATGGCTTCGTTCATGACATCTTGCGCATTGCGCAATGATCCATCCGAATTTGTAACTTCAACTCCCAATGCTTTGAACGCATCTGCTTGAGCGCCCGTACCATCCCGTCCTGCTTGCATCGCTTTCGTCAGCTTTGCCTGGGCTCCTGTGATGGTCTCTAGATCAACTCCTAAGTTATTGCCTACATACTGCAATTCTTGAAGACGCTCGACCGAAATCCCTGTGATGTCAGATTGTTTTTGAAGATTATCCGCAACATCGACTGCACTTAAAGAGATTGCACCAAAAGCGGCAACTGCTGCGCCACCACCGATTGCGGCGGCTTTCCCCATGTTCTGAAGATTGGTGATCGCTTGCTTTGGAGTCAGTTCGTTGTTTGTCTTCTTGGCTTGGGTTTCAAGTCCTTTGAGTGTGTGTTCGGTCGATTCAATAGCACGTTTTAACGCACGATATTGTTCTTCCGAAATATCCCCTTTGGCAAACTGATCCTGTGCTTGCGATTCGGCTTCTTTTAATGCTTCGAGCTTGTTTTTGTTTGTCTCAATTAATTGCGCTAAAATCTTTTGTTTTTGGTTGACCAGTTCGGTATTGCCTGGATCAAATTTCAGTAGAGTGTTGACTTCTTTGAGTTCTTTTTGAAGATTGACGGATGTTTCGTTAACACCTTTGAGAGCCTTTGAGAGTGGCTCCATGTTCGCACCAACCTTGATATTAAGACCTCTGATATCATCTTTTGCCATGCGTTACCTCACTTTCATTTGACGTATTTTTCCCGAAGTTTCTGACGATCGGGCTTGGTTTGGGACATCCGCCAACAGTCTTCCAAGTATTCTTGACCCTCTTTGGTCTGCATGTGATTCCAAATCACAGCATCGTGACGATAGACCCAGTACTCAAACACATTCATGTCTTCGAGTTGATCAAACGTATAGCCGGTGTAGTCTCTTACGATCTTTTCTTCGATCGAATGGATCTCATAATGACCCTCATCGTTCTCTTTCGGAAGATGAGGGATTACAAGTTTGGGTCAGTTTGCACCTCGCGCACCCATCC